CACAGATTAGTAAATTATAATTGGCAATTAATATGAATATTACCAGAGACACTATCAAAGAAACCCTTAAAGCTATTATGGCTGAAGAGAGTGACTATCAAGCGTTTTTCAAAAAAGCTTTAGAAAAGGCAGGAAAATCTATTCCATCAATGAGTGATGAAGAAAAGAAAGCATTCTTTAATAAGATTGATTCTGCTTGGGATGGTAAGGGTGAAAAGAATGAAGAGTTAACTGATAAACAAAAGCAGTTAGATATTGATGGTGATGGTGAAATTGAAGCATCTGATTTAGCAGCTCTAAGAGCTGGTGAAAAAGTAGAAGAATCACATGATTGTGGATGTGGATGTGGTGGAGTAACCGAAGGTGGTTGTTCAACTAATATCTCAGAAGGAAAACATGATAAGACTTTAGATAAACTTGCTGACCTCGTAAAAGGTGCTAAATCTTTTATGGATATAGGTAAAGAATTAAAGAAAGCAAAAATCAAAGATTATCACTTTAGTACAAGTATGTTACCAATGTATGTAATTAATATAGGTGGTGCTAAAGTAGCAATCTTAAATAAGAAATACGCTGATGGAGCTGAAAGAATTGTTGGAACTACTGCAATTGGTTTAATGGAATCAGTAAATGAAGGTATGTTTGGTTTAATTGACCAAATAAAGCAAGATTCAAAAGATGCTAAAGATTTTGTAAAGAATATTTTTTCAGATAAGAGCTTTAAGGATATGAAAAACGATAAAGATTTTATCAAATATCTTAAATCAATTTATGAAGGAATTAAACTTTCTGAAGAATTAAGGTTTGAAATAAATACATTTTTAGAAAGACCAATATTATCAAAAAATAAAATTACACTTGAAAATTCAAATGTAAAAGATATAATTAATGTATTAGTAAAAGAAGGAATTCACAAAAGATTATCATTTGGTGTAAAAAGAGAATTTACTGAGTTACTAAAAAAACATAAATAAGGATAACCATTATGAAGAATCTATTAATAGAAACAAACTTATTTGAAGGAAGAGTGAACGAAGATTCATCAGGTAGAACTTTGGTTAAAGGAGTCCTTCAACGTTCAGGTGCAGAAAACCAAAATGGTAGAGTGTACCCAAAAGAAATATTAGAAAGAGAGATAAGTAAATATCAAACTCTAATTAAAGAAAGAAGAGCATTGGGTGAATTAGACCATCCAGATTCTTCAGTTATTAACCTAAAGAATGTATCACATAATATTAAAGAGGTACATTGGGAAGGTAATGATGTTATGGGTACAGTTGAAATCTTACCTACTCCTTCTGGAAATATATTAAAAGAATTATTAAGAGCTGGAATCCTTTTAGGTATCTCATCAAGAGGTATGGGTTCTACTCAACCAATGAAAGATAACAAACTTTTAGTTGGTGAAGATTTTGAACTAATAGGTTGGGATTTTGTTTCCAACCCATCTACACATGGTGCATTTATGACTCCAATGAACGAATCAGTAGCCAAACAAATTGGTACTGATGTTTGTGGGAACTTTTGTAAGGCACAAGACTTAATGAGAGAAATTATAACGGAATTAGGATAATGAGTAAAAAGAATTTTGACATATACGATTACGTTCACAACAACAAATTTAGTTTGAAAGTTGAACAAAAAGGTACTAAAGTATCTAAAGGATATAATGATATCAGAAAAACTAACATAAACGAAGTAAAAATCGTAGATGGTAAGTTTTCATTATCTGAATCATTAGAAGGTGAGAAAAAATTATCAACTGAAGTTAAGAAACACTTCTTAGAAATTATCTCAACTTATAAAGCATTTCAAGAACAAATGAAAAGACAATCTGATATCGTTGAGGTAGCAGAAACTTTAGGTGGTATTGTTGAAGCAGCTAAAACACTAACTCTTTCAGAAAACGATGATTGGTTCGATAAAGTAACCATCAAAAGAAATATGAGTGAGTTGGAAAAAATGGATAAAGCATTTGATAAAGTTGCAACTGAAGCAAGAAGTTTAGATGAAAGGTTACATGCATTATACGAAGATATGGGTAATATTTTAGGTAGATACTATGAGATTGCTGATATTGATGTAAATATGGCAAAAGAAAGATTAGGTAAAAAATAATACTATGATTAAACTAACTGACTTACTAAACGAAGAAGAAACATTTACTGCAACATCTAAAAAGAGTGGTGAAACTTCTGTATTTAAATCAAAAGATAGTAGAGATGCTGCTGTAAAGGCTGGTACTCATTCTAAGATAGATGATAAGGGTGATGATAACCCTAAGAAAGATAAACCTAATATGTTCTCTAAAGATACTGGGTACGATGCACCTGATACTCCTAAAGATGAACCTAAATCAGAACCAAAAGATTCGTCTGGTGGTAGAGCTGGTAATCCTAAAATAAACAAAGATGTTCGTGAGAAAGCAAAAGATTTAGGAATCACTCCACAAAAATTAGGTAAAGAAGAATACGAAAGAAAAATGAGTATAGCTGCAGTAGAAGCACTAACTGATTCAAACTTTCATTCTGAGGCAAGAAAACTAATTTCAATATTAGAAGATAAACCTGAATGGGATTCTAATCCAATGAATGACCCAGACAAACCAAAAGATGTATTCTCTAAGGAATATGATGAGTGGAGAAAGAATACAGTATTCTCTTCTAAATTTTATGATGGTGATGATGATACTGATGAAATTGCACATTTAGCAACTAATCAATCTGGATGGGAAGGTGAAACATCAGTAGATGCTATTGCATATGATTTGAAAATGAATGGTAGTAAGAAACTAGCTGCTAAAATACAATCAATATTTGAAGGTAACGTTTCTAATGGATTTAAGAATCATAGTTTAAAAAAATTAATGTAATAAGATGCCTGCACAATCACAACAACAACAAAAGTTATTTGGATTGGCATTAGCATTCAAAAGAGGTGAAGTACCTGCTTCAGAGGTTTCGGATGAAATAAAAGATATCGCTGATAGAATGAGTGAAAAAGAGATTGAAGATTTTGCAGCAACAAAACATAAAGGATTACCAAAGATGAAAGAACAACTTAGAAAAATCGTAAGAGAGATACTGAGAGAAAAAGCTATCTCTGAAATAAATGAAGAATCCGTAAACGAAGCTGCTAGTAAAGAAGCAATGGGAATCGCTGGATTTACTGGTACTCGTGGTATCGCCGTACAAAAATTCATTGATGATTATAATTTAGATTCAAAAAAACTTTTTAACTTTGTAAAAAAAGGTAAACTTAAAGATAGACTGGCATTTGTAACTGCTATTGCTGGAAAGCCGGGTAATAAATATCAAGGTGATATAGTAGGTATGTTTGGTGAATCAGTAATAAACGAAGGATACTCTACTGAAGAGAAACGAATCGTAATGATGGCAGTTAGAAAGATTGCTAAATATCGTAATGTGCCAATAGACCAATCAATTAATGATGTATTGGGGGCAGGTGCAGAACTACAAAGAGATATTAAAAGGGGTAAGATTAAAAAATAACCCTATACACCAAATCTATAAAAAACTTATTATTTTCTTTAGTTTTTTATTGTTTTATAAATTTTTATATATTTATTCTTACAATAACCCACGTCTATGTGGGTTCCGTTGGTTAATGAATACTAACTTTTAATGTTTAGTTACCGAACAACCAATTTACACTATTCTATATTGAGGTTCCTCAAATAACTTCAGCAAATTTTAAAAGTAACAAGTAAAATGGCAAATTCAAAATTGTTAAAAGAAGCAATTGCTGATGCTAAAGCTGTAAGAGAAACTGCTATCGCTAACGCTAAGATTGCACTTGAGGAAGCATTTACTCCAAGATTACAATCTATCCTATCAAAGAAGCTACAAGCTGAAATGGAAGGTGATGATGAAGAAATCGAAGAGGAATTAGATTCAAGTGATATTGGTAGTGGTGATGAAGAAACTCCAGTTGAACCATCAGATGTTGCATCTGACGCACACACAGAACTTGGACCTGAATCTGAAGAAGAAACTGCAGAAGTAGGTGATGAGTTGGAAGAAGGTGAAGGGCATGATGATGACGAAATCGAAGAAGCTAAAGTCTCTGAAGAAGAAGAGGTAGAAGAAACTGTTTCTGAAGAAGAAGAAGTAGAAGAAGGTTCTCACGAAGGTGAAGAAGATTCTATGGACGAAGAAGAAGAAGTAGAAGAAAACTACAAAGAAGAAGAAGAGATGGAAGAAGAAGATGAGTTAGATTTAGAAGCTATCATCAAAGAATTAGAAATGGATATGGATGATGAAGAAGAAGTTTCCGAGTTGGAAATGGATTCTGAAGAAGAAGTATCTGAAGAAGAAGAGGATGAAGTTCACGAAGAAGAATCTGAAGAAGCAGAAATGGAAGAATCCGAAGAAGAGGAAGTTGAAGAAACTATCTCAGAAGAGGAAGAAGAAATGGATGAAGAAGAAGATATCGACTTGGATGAAATCCTTAGAGAAATGGGATACGGAGAAGAAGAAGAAATGGAAGAAGAAGTAGTAGCTGAAGAAGAAGCTAACGAAGAGGTAGTTAAACTACAAACTGAGTTAGAAGAAGCTTACAATACTGTGAAATCTTTAAAATCTACTATCAACGAAGTAAACCTTCTTAACGCAAAATTATTATACGCTAATAGATTGTTCAGAGCTTATAACTTAAACAATGAGCAAAAATCTAAAGTTGTTGAAAACTTAGACAGAACATCATCTGTTAGAGAAGTAAAATTAGTTTACGCTACGTTGGCAGAATCAATGAATTTTACAGGAACTGAGAAGAGAACTAAGAAAGTTGTAGCTGAAGCTGCTTCTAAACCAGTTGCTTCAACTGCACCTGCAAAAGAAATTATTTCTGAAAACACAAATACGTTAGCCGAAAGATTTAAACAATTGGCTAATATTAAATAATTAACTAACATTAAAAAGGAAAAATAAAATGGCAAATTTTGATTTATCTAAACTAATGGAAGGAAAGAACCCACAAGCTGTAATGTTGAATGAAACAAGACAACTAAAAGGTAAATGGGAACAAACTGGACTTCTAGAAGGTTTAAATGAAAAAGAGCAAGGCGCAATGTCTGTTCTTTTAGAAAACCAAGCAAAACAATTGCTTGATGAGGCATCTCAGACTGGGACAGCCGCAAATAGTGAAGAGTGGAGTGGTGTAGCCCTTCCTCTTGTTAGAAGAATCTTTGGTGAGATTGCTTCTAAAGAATTCGTTAGTGTACAACCAATGAACTTACCTTCAGGACTTGTATTCTATCTAGATTTCAAATATGGTTCGGAAAATGGTGGAAAACTAAAGCACGAATCTTTATTTGGTAACTCAGGTTCATTAGGTTCAGGTAGAACTGGTGAAGCTGCTGGTGGTTTATATGGTAATGGTGCATTTGGATATTCTATCAATGAAGATTCTGTAAGTGTAGCAACTGGTGCTCAAACTTGGGCTTCTGCTTCACATGCTGATATAGGATTTGATGGTGCATTATCTGCTTCTGTTGAAGTTGGTGATATCCAAAAATTAACTATTGCTAAATCTGATATCTCAGCTACTGCTGATGTAGATGCAATTGCATCTTTCGCTGTAAGTGGTACTGATATTAATGGTGCAAACTACTCTCAATTCAACAAAGTTGATGGTGATAACCTTATATTCTTCGTTGGAACATCTGCTGCTGTAGATGCAAACGCTGTAACTGTTAAGTTTTCTCATATCCCTGCTGATTATAACAGAGGTGACTTTGAGCAATCTTCATTTACATCTCCTGGTCCAGCAACTGGTGATGACCTTCAGATTCCTGAAGTAGACCTAGAGTTGAAGTCTGAAGCAATTGTTGCTAAGACTAGAAAACTAAAGGCTGTGTGGACTCCTGAGTTGGCGCAAGACCTTAACGCTTACCACTCAATCGATGCTGAAGCTGAATTAACTTCTATGTTATCTGATTACATCTCATTAGAGATTGATTTAGAAATCTTAGATATGTTAAAATCTAACGCTTTAACTGTTGAATACTGGTCAGCTACAATAGGTGAAGAGTACAATGGTTCATCTTGGTCAGCTGGTAGTTCTGCTGTTGCTTACCAAAAGAACACTTGGTTCCAAACTTTAGGTACTAAATTAAACAAAGTATCTAATAAGATTCACCAATTGACTTTAAGAGGTGGAGCTAACTTCGTAGTTGCTTCTCCTGATGTATGTACTATCTTAGAATCAATCCCTGGATTTAGTGTATCAGCTGATAAAGATGCAATGTCTTTCGCTGCTGGTGTAACTTCAGTAGGTGCGATTGCTAACAGATACACAGTTTACAAAAACCCTTACATGACTTCAAATGAAATCTTGTTAGGATTTAGAGGAAGCAACTTCCTAGAAACTGGTGCTGTATATGCTCCGTATGTACCGTTAATCATGACTCCATTAGTGTATGACCCTCAAAACTTCACTCCAAGAAGAGGAGTAATGACGAGATACGCTAAGAAGATGGTTAGACCTGAGTACTATGGTAAGATTTTTGTTAAAGATTTACAATCTATCTAAGATAGAGTTTAACTTTATATAAAATGAATAAAGAGGGGTTCGAAAGTTCCCCTCTTTTTTTATGTCCTCACTAAAAATACTATTCTTATATTTCTTTATATTTATAGATACGATACTAAAGAGAGGAATAATTTATGGCAGTAGAATACATATACCCTGGTTCATCATCATTCTCAGTAGGGGATACTCCATTTGGAACTTTTGATTCGGATGCAATATTCGCAGTAGATGCCCCAAAAGTAGCTAATTGGTGTGCAAAACGATTAGGATACCCCGTCCAAAATGTAGAATTGGTTGATGAAAGTTTATTTGCTTGTTTTGAAGAAGCTACTTCAGAGTATGCTTCGCAAGTAAATCAGTTTAACATTAGAAATAACTTAGATACATTAAAAGGAAACCCAACGGGTTCAAATTACAGTGGACAATTAGTTCAAGGTTCAAATTTACCTGATTTAGTAGCCATTTCAGATGCATATGGTACACTTTCTGGTGTTGGTGGTAATACCGATATTCAAAAAGGTTCAATTGATTTAGTAGCTGGACAACAAAACTATGATTTAGATACTTTATGGGCAAACGTAAGTGAGAGTTCTAATAGAATTGATGTAGTAAAAGTATTTCACGAAGCAACTCCAGCAATTAATAGATTCTTTGACCCTTACTCGGTAAGTGGACAAGGAACTCTTAACTTAGTTGATGAATTTGGATTTGGTTCGTTCTCACCAGCAGCACAATTTGTATTGATGCCACTTTATGAAGATTTATTAAGAATTCAAGCTATTGAATTTAATGACCAGTTCAGAAAATCAGCACACTCATTTAATATCGTAAATAATAAATTACAAATTTTCCCAATCCCAACAACTACTGGTAGATTATGGTTTGAATACTTTGTTAGAAATGAATTTATTCAAAACTCAACAAACGTAACTTCGGATGTGGTTTCTGACTACTCAAATGTTGGCTATGATTTTATTCCATATAGTAAAATAAATGATGTTGGTAAACAATGGATTAGAAAATATTCACTTGCTCTAGCTAAAGAACTATTAGGAGCAATCAGAGAAAAATATAGTTCAGTACCTATTCCTGGTTCCGAAATATCGTTGGATGGAGCAGCATTAAGAGCTGAGGCTCAAACTGAAAAAGATGCTTTGATTGAACAACTCAGAGAAAACTTAGAAGAGTTAAGTAGAAAAAATCAGTTTGAAATTAGAAATAACGAATCTAATTATCAGCAAGAAATGTTACGAAAAGTTCCACTAACGATATACACCGGATAAAATGCCAAGATTCGCATTAGATAGAGATATAAGATTCTTTGAATCTATTTCAAAGGAATTAGTAGATGCTGTGATTGAAACAACAGTAGTTCTATTCAAGCTCTCTATTGAAGATATATCAACAAACCTTTATGGTGAATCCCTAAACAAATCTTATTATCAAGGTACTGAATGTACTGCTGTAATTGAAAGAGATGATTCTTCGGTTTCATATGAAGGATTTGGTGCTGATAGTGGACAAAACGTAGAATTTAGATTTAATAGAGTTACTCTAAAAGGAAAAGGATTCTATCCAGAGATTGGTGATATTATTAAACACAATGATGCATATTTTGAAATCGATAATGTGAGAGAGGACCAATTAATTGGTGGACAAAGTGGAGAGAAATTCTCAATCATTGCATCAACATTTATGACAAGAAGAAGTTCTATTCAAACTGAAATGAGAGTTATATAATGAATAAGAAAGAAACAAATAGAGCATTACAAAGAGGTATAGATAAGGAGTACACTAAAGGTGTTAAACTTTTAGATGTAGATACTACTATTGCTGAATATATGGTGGATACTGTGATACCTGATGTTGAAGAACATGGTAATCAAGTTAAAGTTCCTTTATTATATGGTAATGCTGAACGATGGAATAATGCTAGAGCAAAGGGATATCTGAGAGACCAAAGAGGTAAGATTCAGATTCCATTAGTAATGTTCAAAAGAAACTCTATCGAAAGAGATACAAACTTAGCACAATTTAAAGATGTAAATACATTACCAGCTTATAGAAAATATTCTAAAAAGAATAGATACGAAAGATTTTCATTACAACCAGATGCTCAAAAAGCATTTGAACAATATGAAGTTTCAGTACCTGATTATGTAACTGTAACTTATGAGGTAATGATTTGGACATCATTTACCGAACATATGAATACCATAGTCGAAGCATTTCAATATGCAACTGATAGGTATTGGGGAAGTGAAAAGGGATTCAAATTTAGAACTCGTATTGATTCATTTGATAACCAACAAGAAGTAGGAGAAGGTTCAGAAAGAATCATTAGAACTTCCTTTACAATGGTAGTTAATGCATACCTACTTCCAGAAACATATGATGAGAAACCAACTGTTAAAAAATCATTCACTCCTAAAAAAGTTGTATGGGGTATAGAAACTGACTTAACAGGTATGAGATTCTCAAATCCTAATATTTATAATGAGTATCAGAACGTTATAGATTTTGTAGCAATTAGGGGTTCTAAAGATGCAAATATTAATAAGAGTTTATATCCTGATGAAACAGCAGATGGTGTAACAAATAAGTTTTCTTATTTCTATTTAGAAAATTCTGAATTACCTATTTTACCACAAGAACTAAGAGGTACATTTGATACTAAAGGTTGGTTTAGAATCTATATTAATGGAGTGTTTATAACACCAAATGCATACACTTATACATTTGATGGTAGTATAAACAGAATATTATTTAAATTGGATAATACTCAAGCTTTTGAAAGTGGTGGTGAAATTACATACATTTTGGATTCTCAAGATGAAGTTTCTGTAACTGGTAAATTTATTGAATTATGAACATATTTACTTTAAAAAATATTCTAAAAGAGGTAAACGCACCTAATACATTTTCAGGTGTTCCTTCTGATAAAAATGGTGGAGATAGATATGAATTTTATCATCCACTTTATTGGATTTTTAAAGTTGAAAATATGAGAATAAAAACTTTAGATTCAAGATTAAAAGATAAAAGAAAACCGCATGCAAGATTTGATGTTTTTATGTATTTATTAACAGATGACTCTCAAGGTGAATTATTCGTTAGAAGTCAAGATTATGTTTACGAACAAGTTGGAAATGATTTCTATGTAAAAATGAAAAAAGAAAACTTTCCATTAGAAGATAGAAATGGAGACCCTTGGTCTTTCTCTACTGATGATAGGATATTTATAAAAGGTGATATTGAAAGAGTTAACTAATGAGTAGAAAGGTTCCAAACATATACACAGGTAATACAGTAAAAAAGAGAGATAGACAATCTTTCAAAAATTTTGTATTGGAAGTAATAGAAGATACGTTTATCAATGAGTTTACTCCAACTTCATCATCTTTGGATTCTGCTACTCAAAAATTATTTACTTTATTTTTAGGTTCTAAAGATGGTAACAATGATGGTGATTTATTGGATAGAGTAGATATAGAAGGATATAGATTTGTATATGAAGATTTACAAGTAGATAACGCATTTGATTATTTAGATGTATTTCTTTATGGAGTAAAGCAAGATAGAACTAAATATAATGTAAAGTTATATGATGGTGAGGGAACTGAATTATTATCAGGTCAATACGCTAGTGGTTCAAAAGAAATTAGAATGATATTTAATGAAGATATCACAAGAGTACCGTTGGAAGTACCAACAAACGCATTTACAATTAAGGGTAAAATAGTAGAAATAGAATAAAGGAATGGCAAGATTAATATCCAGAAAACAGGTAGAAGAGATACAGGATTTTATTAGGGATACCTCCTTTGCGCAAGGTGTATCTATATCTGGCTCTTTACTTGTATCTCAAAGTTTTACTTTAGGTTCAGACCCTTCTGAAAAATCTACTATAACTGGTTCAGTTGAATTAAGTGGTTCACTTACTATTGATGGACCTCTTAATGTAGTTGGTGACCAAGCATTAGAATTAACATCATCCGTTTCATTAGAATCGTTAGATTCAAGATTATTTGGTGGAATCAAACCTGAAGATTTCGGAGCAATGGATGCTACTATTTATGTATCTTCAACTTCTGGTGATGATACAAATGATGGTAGAACACCACAATTTCCATTAAGAACTGTAAAAAGAGCTGCTGAATTAGCAACTGCGGGAGATGATGGTAGATTTGGGTTACCAACTGGTTCTTTATTTACTGGTTTTGCAATTGAAGTATCTGCTGGAACTTACTTAGAAGAAAACCCAATTGAACTTCCAAAGAATACAACTGTATGGGGAGCTGGTTTAAGGGTAACTAAGATTGTAGCTAAAAACGAAAACGAAGATTTATTTTGGGTAAATAGTGGATGTTACCTTTCAGAGATGACATTTGCTGGATTGAGAGTATTTCCATCAGTAGATAACTCTCGAAGTGGTTTCGCAATTGCATTCGCACCAAACTCATTTATTACAACATCTCCTTATGTTCAGAACTGTTCGATGATTTCGAATCAGGAGAACTCATTCTTAGAAGCATATGAGGATATTCCTGCTGGTGGTGGTGGATTGAATGTAGATGGAAATATAATCCATCCTGATTCACCTCTTGCTTCAATGGTATTGGATGCATATACACAAATCGCACCTAATGGTGTGGGTTGTCAAGTTGTAGGTAGAGGATTTATTCAGTTGGTATCCTTCTTTACAAACTTCTCAGCATATTCTGTAAAGGTATTAGATGGTGGACAAGCAGTACTTCTAAACTCAAACACATCGTTTGGTGATTTTGGTATGTATGCTAGTGGGTCTAGGTTTATTACTGGTAGTGGTGGTAACTTAGAAGCATTTAATAGAGTAAGAGATGGTTATACAATTATTATTGATACAATTGAGGATGGGTTAACTGCAATACCTGAATTTGTACCAAATACAAATGATGGTATCAAAGTAACTGATGAATTACAACAATTTAGTAGTAATAATTCATCTGATAAAGTTGCAGAACAGGCAAAATCAGAATATAGATTAGTTTCAAACATTGTATCAAGTGGTATAAGTAATATTCCATCTTTATTAGCTAAATCAGCAACAAGAGGATATAACACTGGTTCGGTTTGGAATGTATCATTTGGAAATCAAATAACAGGTTCAACATCAGCAACCTCTACTGAATTAGCAATAATCGAAGATAGATTTGATAAAGTAAAAGAAACGTTAGAAATTGGAGCTAGAGCAACTGCTAGTTATACTTTAGTAGATAATATAGATGGTTTAGTAAAAGTTGGAAATGAAACTCCTTATATAACTTCAGATGCAACAACTCAAACTGAAGTTGATATAATTAATAGAAATTATAATTCTGTTTTACGAATAGTAGAGTTTGGACTGGATGATACTGATAATCCATTACCACCAATTACATCATCAAATGCTGGTAATATAAAAATAACTGAAACACCTCAATTTATTACTGATATTTCTTCAAGTGCAGAAGTAAGAAATAAGATTAGTTCTTCATTTGCAACTGTTTATAGAATTTTAGAATTAGGTCCAGATTATGCACCTAGTATTATTCAAAGTTCTTCATTTGAAAATCCATCAATTGATTATCAAAATGGATACAATGCATTATTAGGTAATTTATCATTTATTCAAGAAGAAACAATAGCATATCTTTCTTCATCTTGGAGTACATTTGATTATAATGAAACAACTTGTAAAAGAGATTTAGGGTATATTGTAAGTGGTGCAGCTCACGACTTATTATATGGTGGTAATGAAGAATCCGTTTTAAATGGAAATTTCTATTACCTATATCCATCAGAAGCAACATCATCACAAAAACAACAAACATTAGATGCTATTAGATATGCTGGTGGAATAGCAGAAAGGGTGATTGGTGATGTAACCTATGTAGAGCCATCTGTAAATGTTATAAACGGATATGATTTATTAACAAATAATAAATTATTTATACAAAATCAGGTAATTTCTTATGTATCATCTTCTTGGAGAAACTTTGATTATGATGAAGATAAATGTAAAAGAGATGTTGGACATATTATAGATGCAGTTTCAACTGATTTAAGATATGGTGGTAATGAACGAAGTAGAATAGCTGGTGAGTTCTATTACCTATACCCATCAACTGCTACAACAACACAACTATTACCAACATTAGATGGTATAGAGTGGGCAAGAGATTTATCTAAAAAATTAGTTGTTAAAGATACATTCGTAACGGCATCAGCAATCATACAATCAACATACGATTTAATTGTTGAAAATAGAAGTTTAATTCAAGAAGAAACTGTAAACTTTATTGATACTCAGTTTCCTAACTTAGTTTACCTAAGAGATAAATGTAAAAGAGATACTGGATTTATTGTAGATGCAGTTGCAACTGATTTATATTATGGTGGTAATCAAAAATCAGTTAGAGCTGGATTATACTATGGTGAAATTCCTTCGAAAGTAAATGGAGACCAACTAAATGAAACTGTTGATGGTATTTCTTACGCTAAATCATTTATTGATAAAGTAATTGTAAATGAAATAGTAGAAGCTCCAGCGGTAATTGATAACACATATTCAAGAGTTAAAGTTGGTAATATTCTACCATTCTCATCATCTTTGGTATCTGGTAGTGAAACTGAAAAAGTAAAAGTTAGTTCTTCATTTGGATTAGTTGAAGATATTATTAAGCAAGGTGAAGATTCATTACTTGCAGCTATTGCTGGTAATACACCTAATTTAGAATGGACATTAGAAGAGCCAAAGTTAGTTAGTAGTACAACATTAATAACCTCATCGATAACTGCTAGTAATAGTGAACTTAGTAGTATTTCTCAATCATTCGAAATAGTAACTACGATTATAGAAAGTGGAAGCTCAATAACTTCAGATATAGTTGTTGGATTTGCACCAAATGGTTTACCTATTTCTCAAGTTGGTATTCCTAAAAATTCTTATGGTGATAACTTAATAACAACTACAATTGGTACAACATTACCAAATGATATAGTAGAAGTTTCAAATGTAAAAGATGGAATTAAGTTTAATAACAATTCACAATATACATCTTCTATATCAGCATCAACTCCAATTTCATCAGAAATTTCAGAATCATTTAGAACTGTAATTGATATTGTTGAGTATGGAATTAGTGGAAGTAAGGAAATATCAGGTTCAGCTAATTCTTCATCTTATTTTGAAGTTGTTTCTTTACCAAACGATTCAACTGCATTTTATATTAATGATAATCAATTAAAATACTTTGATGGTAGAGAAGGATGGAGATTAGGTGGAGAAGATACTGGTTCTTTCTTGGGTTCTAAAAAAGACCCAACGTTAACATTGGTTAGAAATGAAATGTACACTTTCTCTGTTAATGATTTAGGTTTTGAAGATATTAATATTAATGCACCATTCTTAATTAAAACCAAAAGAACTGCTGGTACTACATATGATGTATATGAAAGTATTGGTTTAATAAATAATGGTATTACATTTGGTACGATAACATTTACTCCTTTAGTAGATACACCTGATACACTTTTCTATGTGAATCCAACAAATGTTTCGGCTAGTGGTGTAATAAACATTGTAGATAGTTTACCATTATCATCTGAGCAGGAATTTGTTTATGTTCCAACTAAAGGTGAATTTGAAAAAGTAGTAAACACTAAAAATAATATAAAAGTAACTGATGGTGTACAATATACTTCATCCTTAGATGCTAGTGTTTCTGATAGAAATATAGTAAGTGGAGGATTCAGTACGGTAGTTGGGATTCTAAAAAGTGGTATAGATTCTTATACACCAACAACAGCAACGTATAATCCAGCTGATGGTGAGTTTGTAATGACTATTTCTCAACATGATTTAGATGTTAATGATAGAATTTATTTAAGACCAGAATCATTCGTATTCACTTGTGATATGGATGGTAATAGAACTGAGCATAAATTACCTTCAGTTGGACAACCCGCATACAATAAACAATTAACAATAAATTCAATAACTGATAATACCATAAGTGTAAACGTTGGTAAATCAGGTCCGAATATAGAATTCAATCCAACTAACGCAAGTTATGACCCATTAACTGGAAATTTCGTTGCAACTGTTGGTAAACATACTTTAAGTGTTGGAGAAGGTATTATACTTTCACCAGAAGCATTTGCATTCACTTGTGATATGGATAATGACCAGGCGGTTAAATCATATCCAAGAGTTGGTATTGACCCATTTGCAGTTCGTTCTATTCCAATTACTTCGGTAACTGATACAACAATGACGTTTAACGTTGGAGCATCGGGTCCAAATAAATACTTTACTCCAACATCTGCATCTTATAATGCATTGACTGGTGATATGATTGTAACTGTTGGACAGCATGGTTTAGGAGTTGGAAGAAGTGTAGTATTAAAAGATGAATCATTCGCATTTACTTGTGACCAAGATTCAGATGCTACAACACATTCGTATCCAAGACCAGGTTCTGACCCATATGCTGGTAAATCGATAGAAATTAAATCAGTTGGAAATACTCAACACACACCAACTGATGCTCCTTATAACGCATCAACTGGAATTGTAACTTTAACTATTGCTGGACATGGATTTAGTAATGGAGATTATGTTAAGGTTGATAATGGAGCTTTAATCTATACTTGTGTATTGGATGGAAACACTGTTCAAAAATCTTATCCAAGAGCTGGATATGATTATCCAAGTGGAAGATGGTTAGAGATTTCAAATGTAACAACTAATACATTTGATATTAACATTGGAGCATCATCATATAAATCAGCACATACATTTGTATCGGCAACTACTGGTGGTATAAGAAGGCAAACTGGTACATTTACAATAAATGTAGGAGATGGTGGAACGGCATCAAACTCTTTACATACATTTGTATCAGCTTCATCAAACGCTGTGAAGCATGAACCACAATCAGTTCACACATTTGTATCTGCATCGAGAAAAGCTATTAAACACTTACCTCAATCAGTTCATACTTTTGTTAGAACAAACAAAGATTCAGTAAGTACTTTACCAATTCTAACTAAAAACATTGAAGGTTTAGTTAAAAGAAGTGATGCAACTCAATTTACTTCTTCATTAGTTGGTTCAGAAACTCTTATATCTAAATTATCATCTTCATTTGAAACTGTATTAGATATTATAGAATTTGGAACTGGTTCTACTCCAACAACAGCAACTTATGACCCTGCTGATGGTGATTTTGTAATGACTATTCCAAATCACAAATTTAGAAAAACTGATAGTATCTATCTAAAACCAGAATCATTCACATTTACTTGTGAAATGGATGATAACAAAACTGAACACAAATTACCTTCAGTTGGTCAACCTGCTTACAATACTAAATTAGGAATTAAATCTGTAACAAATAATACTGTAACTGTAAATGTTGGTAAATCAGGTCCTAATGTACAATTTAATCCAACTAACGCATCTTATGACCCAGCAACTGGAGAATTTGTAATAACAACTGGTACACATACTTTAAGTGTTGGTGAGGGAATTATATTAGATACTGAATCATTTGCTTTCACTTGTGATATGGATAATGACCAATCAGTTAAATCTTACCCTAGATTGGGTATAGACCCTTACGCTGGTCGTTCAATGATTATAACTGATGTTACCAATAATACAATGACTGTAAATGTTGGTATCTCAGGTCCTAATAAATATTTTACTCCATCTGATGTTAATTATAATGCATTGACTGGGGAAATGGTATTGACAGTAGGTCAACATGGATTGGGTGTAAGTAGAAGTGTAGTATTAGAAAATGAATCATTCGCATTTACTTGTGACCAAGATGGTGATTCTACAACTCACTCTTACCCAAGAAGTGGTTCAGACCCATATGCAGAACAATCGATAAAAATTATTTCAGTTGGAACTACATCACATACTCCAACAAATGCACCATACAATCCAACAACTGGTATCGTAACACTCACAATCTCTAATCATGGATTCTCTAATAATGATTATATAAAAGTTGATGATGGTGCATTAACTTATACTTGTGTATTAGATGGAAACACAACTCAGAAATCTTATCCAAGAGCTGGATATGATTCTCCATCTGGAAGATGGTTACAAATTTCAAATGTAACAACTAATACATTTGATATTAATATAGGTTCATCTTCTTACACTGGAGCACATACATTTGTATCTGCTACAACTAATGGAATAAAAAGACAAGATGGTACATTTACAATTAATGTAGGTGATGGTGGAAGTGCAAGTGGTTCAATCCATACATTTGTATCTGCATCAACAAATGCAGTTAAGCATGAACCACAATCAGTTCACACATTCGTATCAGCATCTTATGGAGCAGTTAAACATCTACCACAATCAGTTCACACATTTGTTAGAACTATAAATGATTCGGTAACTGTAATTCCTCCACAAATTGATAATACTGAAGAAGCAATCGCAGTAACAACTGAAACTCAGTTTACTACATCTTCTATCTCAGCATCAGCTGCAGATATAGAATTTATTTCTGGGGCATTTGATATTGTAACTAAGATTATAGAATTTGGAAGTGGTTCTTATGAATCATCATCATTGTATGGTAGTGAGGTAACTGCTTCATCAACTGTTGCAGCTTACAACTTATTAAAATCAAATATTGATTTCATAAAAGAAGAAACAATAGCATACTTATCATCTTCTTGGTCAACTGCATCATATGATGAAGATAAATGTATGAGAGATGTTGCTGGTATTGTTAGTGGAGCAGCTGAAGATTTAATTCACAATGTTTACTCAGCATCTATCTTTAATGGTAAGTTCTACTTAGAGTATCCATCACAAGCACAAGGTTCACAATTGAGTCAAACGATTGATGGAATTCGATACGCAAGTAGGGTAGCACAAAAAATAGCATCGAATGTAACATTCTCAAATCCAGTTCAAGATAGATTAGATACACAAACAATTATAAACAATAATAAAGAGTTTATTAAAGAAGAGGGAATTGCATTCCTATCAGCTTCTTGGAGTGATTTTGATTATCCAGAAGAAACTTGTAAAAGAGATATCGTACACATCTTAGATGCATCAATTACTGATATTGTTTATGGTGGTAACGAAAGAACAATTAATGCTGGTATATTCTATTATAAATTCCCATCTGAAGCAACTGGTTCTCAACTATTCCCAACTTTAGATGGTATTGAATATGCTGGTGAAGTTGCACAAAAAGTAGTAAGTGGAGCAGTATTTACACCACTATCTTCAGATAAAGTAAATGCTTATAACTTAGTATTAGAAAATAGAGATTTAATCCAAAATGAAGTAATTGAATATGTTTCATCTTCTTGGAACGCAGCTGATTATGATGATGTAAAATGTAAGAGAGATACTGGATACATAATAGATGCAGCAATTACTGATTTATTGTATGGTGGAAATGAGAGAAGTATAATTGCTGGAGATTTCTATTACAAATATCCATCACAAGCACAAGGTTCACAATTAGACCAAACTGTTGATGGTATAGTTCATGCTCAAAGATTATCTGATAAGGTAATGAGTAATACTATATTAGTAAATCCATCAGTAGAAAGAGAAGGATTATATCAAACGATAGAACAAAATAGAGAATTGGTTCAAGCTGAAGTAATTGCTTACATTTCATCTTCTTGGGTTGGATTTGATTATGATGAAGCTAAATGTAGTAGAGATGTTGGACACATCTTAGATGCTGTATCTACCGATTTAAGATATGGTGGAAATGAAAGAAGTGTTATTGCTGGTGAGTACTATTACTTATATCCATCAGAAGCAACAAGTGTTCAAAAAACACAAACTATCGATGGTATCGTACATGCAGCTAACTTAGTTCAAAAATTAATTCAGAATGTAGTATTAGTACAACCTTCAGAAACTAAATTAAGTATTTGGAATACGATTAGAGATAATAGAACTTTAATTCAAAAAGAAGTAACTGAATACATTGATTACACATTCCCATTCTTTACATATAATAGAGAAAAGTGTAGAAGAGATGTTGGACACATCTTAGATGGTGTTGCAACCGATTTCTTATGGGGTGGTAATCAACGAAGTATTAAGAGTGGAGAATTTTATTACTTATTCCCATCTGAAGCAACTACCGTACAAAAAGTAGAAACTATTGAGGGTATTGTATATGCTAAGAATTTAGTTAGAGATATAATTACACAAAAAACATTTACTCCAACAACAGCAACTTATGACCCATCAAATGGAGACTTTGTAGTTACTATTTCTAAACATGGTTTAGATGTTGGGGATGAAATTTGTATAAGACCAGAATCGTTTGTATTCACTTGTACAATGGATAATAATAGAACGGAACATAAATTACCATCAATTGGACAACCAGCATATAATAATAAATTAAAAGTTAAATCGGTAACCGAAGATACTATAACTGTGGATGTTGGTAAATCAGGTCCTAATGTAGAGTTCACACCTTCTTCTGCATCTTATGACCCAGCAACTGGAGAATTTGTAATCACAACTGGTAATCATAGTTTAAGTATTGGTGAGGGTATCGTATTAGATACTGGTTCATTTGCATTCACTTGTGATATGGACAATAACCAATCTGTTAAATCTTACCCTCGATTTGGAATAGACCCATTTGCAGGTCGTTCAATGATTATAACTGATGTTACTGATACAACAATGACTGTTAATGTTGGAGTATCGGCTCCGAATAAATTATTTACACCAACTGATGTTGATTACAACGCATTGAGTGGTGATATGGTTGTAACTGTTGGACAGCACGGATTAGGAGTAGGAAGAAGTGTAGTATTAGAAAACGAATCTTTTGCTTTCACTTGTGACCAAGATGGTGATACATCTGTTCACTCTTACCCAAGATTAGGTTCAGACCCATATGCGGAACAATCAATTGTAATAAATTCAGTTGGAACTACATCCCATACTATAACTAATGCACCTTATGATGCATCTACTGGTGATGTTACTATAACAATCACAGGACATGGATTTAGTAATGGAGATTATATCAAACTTTCTGATAATTCTCTAACCTATACTTGTATATTAGATGGTAATAGTGTTGAGAAATCATATCCAAGACCTGGTTATGATTACCCATCTGGAAGATGGTTAGAAATTTCTAATGTAACAACTAATACTTTCGATATTAACATTGGTTCATCATCTTACACATCAGCTCATACTTTTGTATCAGCTACAACAAATGGTTTAGAAAGACAAACTGGAACATTTACAATAAACGTTGGAGATGGTGGAAGTGCAAGTGGCTCAATACATACATTTGTATCAGCATCAATAAACGCTGTAAAACATTTACCACAATCAGTTCATACTTTTGTATCAGCTTCTAATGGAGCAGTAAAACACCTACCTCAGGCAGGTCATACTTTTGTTAGAACTCAAAATAACTCAATAAGTGTTTTATCTCAATTAATAACTAAAACTCCATCTAAAGTTTCTAATAGTGATGGAAATATAAAAGTAACATCATTTAATTCAGTATCTTCATCAATTGCATTGAGTGGTTCATATCAAACTGAAGTTAGTGAATCATATGATATTGTAACTGGAATTATAAAAACAGGTATTGAATCATTCACACCTAAAACAGCAACTTATGACCCTGCTAATGGTGATTTCTTAATGACTGTACCTAAACATAATTTACATAGTGGTGATAGTATCTATCTAAAACCTGAATCATTTGTATTCACTTGTGATATGGATGGAAATAGAACTGAGCACAAACTTCCATCAATTGGACAACCTGCTTATGATAATAGATTAACAATTAAATCAACAACATCAGATACTATAACTGTAAACGTTGGTAAATCGGGTCCAAATGTAGAATACAATCCATCAACTGCATCTTATGACCCAGCAACTGGGGAATTTGTTGTAACTGTAGCAAGTCATAGTTTAAGTATTGGTGAAGGTGTAGTAATGTCACCTGAATCATTCGCATTTACTTGTGATATGGATAACGACCAATCAGTTAAATCCTACCCAAGAGTTGGTATTGACCCGTATTCAGTACGTTCACTTCCTCTTACGGCTGTAACTGATACTACAATGACATTTAATGTAGGAGTATCAGGTCCGAATAAATATTTCACACCTGTATCTGCTTCTTACAATTCTCTAAGTGGAGATATGACTCTAACTGTTACTGAATCATTCGGATTGGGTGTTGGTAGAAGTGTGGTGTTAGAAAACGAATCATTTGCATTCACTTGTGATATGGATAGTAACGTAACTACTCATTCTTATCCAAGAAGTGGTTCTGACCCATACGCTGAGCAATCAATAAAAATTACTTCAGTTGGAACTACTTCTCATAGTGTAACCGATGCACCATATGATTCTGCAACTGGTGATGTAACTATTACAATAGCTAACCACAATTTCAATAATGGAGATTACATAAAATTAGATGATAATTCTCTAACTTATACTTGTGTATTAGATAAAAATATAACTACAAAATCTTACCCAAGACCTAATTACGATTATCCAAGTGGAAGATGGTTAGAAATTTCAAATGTAACAACTAACACATTTGATATCAATATAGGTTCTTCACCATATGTAGGTTCACATACATTTGTATCAGCAACTACTAATGGATTGAAGAGACAAGATGGAACGTTTACAATTAATGTAGGAGATGGTGGAAGTGCTTCTGGTTCATTACATACATTCGTATCAGCATCCAATAGAGCAGTTAAACATGAACCTCAATCAGTTCATACTTTTGTATCAGCTTCCAATGGGGCATTGAAACATTTACCTCAATCAGCTCATACATTTATTAGAACTCAACGAGATTCAGTAAGTACTTTACCTATATTAACTGAAAATATTGAAGGATTAATTAAAATTAATGATACATCTCAATTTACTTCTTCACTAAGTGGTAGTGAAGTTGAATCAGCATTTGTAACTCGTAGTGTAGGGTTTATTAATGATATTATTAGATTCGGAACCGATGATACACCATTTGCATTAGCTAAGTGGTTTGATGATACATTAGATACTCCACAACAACTAACAACTGGTTCTTATGTAACTGCTAGTGGTACTTATGTAACTGATACTGAATTTGGTATTGTAAGTTCATCATTTGGAGAAATTATTAATATCATAGAAAATGGTACAGGTTCATTTACTCCAACAACAGCAACTTATGACCCATCAAATGGAAACTTTGTAGTTACTATTCCAAATCATACTTTGGATATTGGAGATGAAATTTATATAAGACCAGAATCGTTTACATTTACTTGTACGATGGATGGGAACAGAACTGAACACAAATTACCTTCAGTTGGACAACCTGCTTATACTAATAAATTAGAGATAACAGCAAAAACTACTGATACTATAACTGTAAATGTAGGAGCATCGGATCCTGATATTGAATGGACTCCAACTAATGCAACTTATGACCCTGCTAATGGTGATTTCGTAATTACAACTGGAACTCACACATTAAGTGTTGGAGAAGGTATAGTATTAAGTACTGGTTCATTTGCATTTACTTGTGATATGGATAACAACCAATCAACTAAATCTTATCCTAGATTTGGAATTGACCCATTCGCTGGACGTTCAATGAAACTTACTTCGGTAACTTCAAATACAATGACGGTAAATGTAGGTATATCAGGTCCTAATAAATACTTTACACCAACTACTGCATCATATGATGCTTTAAGTGGTGATATGACTCTAACTGTTACTGAATCATTTGGTTTAGGAGTAGGAAGAAGTGTAGTATTAGAAAATGAATCTTTTGCGTTCACTTGTGACCAAGATGGAGATGCTACAACTCACTCTTATCCAAGAAGTGGTTCTGACCCATACGCTGAACAATCAATTGTGATTACTTCGGTAGGTACAACATCGCATACTCCAACAAACGCTCCATACAACTCAGTAACAGGTGTAGTAACACTAACAATCGCCAATCACGGATTTAGTAATGGTGATTATGTTAAAGTTGCTGATAACGCATTAACTTATACTTGTGTATTAGATGATAATACAACTACTAAATCATATCCAAGACCTGGTTATGATTACCCATCTGGAAGATGGCTAGAAATTTCTAATGTAACTACGAATACATTTAATATTAATATTGGTGCATCATCATATATAGGAGAACACAAATTTATATCAGCTGCAGCAAATGGTATTGAGAGACAAACTGGTACATTTACAATAAATGTAGGTGATGGTGGAAGCGCTTCAGGTTCATTACATACATTCGTATCAGCTTCAGCAAACGCTGTTAAACATGAACCTCAATCATTACATACATTTGTATCTGCATCTAAAGGAGCAGTTAAACATTTACCTCAGGCAGGTCATACTTTTGTTAGAACTGAAAATAACTCAATAAGTATTTTACCAAAATTAGTAACTAATGCTGAAAACAATATTAAAGTAACTTCAGCAAATCAGTTTACTTCTTCTATTGTAGGTTCATCAATTGAAATTAATAAAGTAAATACATCAGTTGGTATAATTGAAAATATATTACAAAATGGATTGGGTGTTAAACCAAACGTTGTTAAAAATAACTCTGATGTTGATAACTTAATTAAAGTTACTGACGCAGTTCAATTTACATCTGAATCATTTGGAGATAGATTACAACAAAGATTAATTTCATCATCAATTGCAATTGTAACTAATATTGTTAAAAATGGAACTGGTTCATTACCAACTGTTGTTGAGTATGGAGCTCCATCAGAATCACCAACAACAATTGCAGCATATAACTTATTAAAAGAAAATATTGGATTTATTCAAAGTGAATCAATTGCTTATTTATCATCTTCTTGGTCAACTGCATCATATGATGAAAGTAAGTGTAGTAGAGATATAGGAGGAATTATAAGTGGGGCAGCTGAAGATATGTTGTATAACGCAAATTCTGCATCTATATTCAATGGTAAATTCTACTATGATTTCCCATCTCAGGCACAAGGTGCACAATTACAACAAACTTTAGATGGTATTAATTATGCTGGTAGATTAGCAGAAAGTATTGTAAGAGGATATACGTTCCAAACTGCATCCGCAGTAGTTAGTGGTTCTTATGAATTGATTAGAAATAATAGAGAATTTATTCAAAATGAAACAATTGAATTCTTATCATCTTCGTGGGATGGATTTACTTATAATGAAATAACTTGTAAAAGAGATATTACTCATATTATAGATGCAGTTTCTACTGATTTATTATATGGTGGAAATGAAAGAAGTGTGAATGCTGGAGATTATTATTACAGATTCCCATCAGCAGCTATTAGTGGTGGTGTACCAAATGAAAATAGACAAAAAGACCCAACTGTAACTGCTATTGATTATGTACAAAATATAGTAACTGAAATAGTAAGTGGAGCTGTTTTCCAAACTGCATCAAATGAAGTTGAATTTGTTTATGATACAATTAGAGAAAATAGAGAATTCTTACAAGCTGAAACTGTAGCATTCGTAAACGCTAAATATCCAAACTTTGAATACAATGAATTAAGTTGTAGTAGAGATACTGGATTCATAATTGATGCTGTTGCTACTGATTTAAGATATGGTGGAAACCAAAGAGCATTAACTGCTGGTGAATTCTATTATAGATTCCCATCTGAAGCAACTGGTAATCAATTAGATGAAACTACTGATGCATTAATCTATACTAAAGATTTAATTGAAAAATTAGTTAACAAAGAAACATTATTTGTTCAAACAGGAAGTTTGAATACTGATAATGGAATTAAAGTAACTTCATTCTCACCAGCAACTGGTAGTAGTATAACTGATGTTACTATTTTTAACACAATTTCATCTTCATTCGCAATTGTATCAGATGCAATAGCTAATGGAAAAGCAGATTCAACTCCAACTAACGCAACTTATGACCCATCAAATGGTGAGTTTGTATTAACAATTGAAAGTCATTCTTATACTGAGGGTGAGGGTATATACTTATCACCTGAATCGTTCACATTTACTTGTGATATGGATAACAACAAAACTGAAGATAAATTACCTTCAGTTGGACAACCTGCTTACAATAATGAATTAGAAATTCTTTCAAAAACCAATAATACTATAACTGTTAACGTAGGAGCGTCTGGACCTAATGTAGAATTTAATCCAACAACTGCATCTTATGACCCAGCAACGGGTGAATTCGTAATGACTGTTGAAAGTCATAGTTTAAGTATTGGTGAAGGTATCATTTTAGATATTGAATCATTTGCTTTCACTTGTGATATGGATAATAATCAATCAGTTAAATCATATCCAAGAGTTGGTATTGACCCATTCGCTGGACGTTCAATGAAGATAACGGATATTACTGATACTACAATGACTGTAAATGTTGGTATTTCGGGTCCAAATAAATTCTTTACACCATCGGATGTTGATTACAACGCATTAAGTGGTGATATGATTGTAACTGTTGGACAGCATGGTATAGGTGTTGGTAGAAGTGTAGTATTAGAAAATGAATCATTCGCATTTACTTGTGACCAAGATGGTGATACATCTGTTCATTCTTATCCAAGAAGTGGTTCTGACCCATACGCTGAACAATCAATAGTTATTACTTCAGTTGGAACTACATCACATACTGTAACTGATGCTCCTTATAACGCATCAACTGGTGATGTTACTATAACAATAGCTAATCATAATTTTAGTAATGGTGATTATATCAAATTAGATAATAATTCTCTAACTTATACTTGTGTATTGGATGGTGATACTGTTGAAAAATCATATCCAAGAGCTGGAATAGATTATCCAAATGGAAGATGGTTAGAAATTTCTAATGTAACTACAAATACGTTTGATATAAACATAGGTTCTTCCTCATATACAAACACACATACATTTGTATCGGCTACAAATGATGGATTAGAAAGACAAACTGGTACATTTACAATAAATGTAGGAGATGGTGGAAGTGCTTCTGGTTCGGTACACACATTTGTATCTGCATCAACAAACGCTGTAAAACATCTACCTCAATCAGTTCACACATTCGTATCAGCATCAAATGGAGCAATTAAACATTTACCACAATCAGTTCACACATTTGTTAGAACTGAGCAAAATTCAGTAAGTGTTGTTCAACCTGCATTTGAATATGGTTCATTATTAACTGGTTCTGATATTCTAACTACATATGGATTGATTACTGAAAGTGTACCATTTATACAAAATGAAGTTGTAGAATATATTTCTTCTTCGTGGATAGGATTTGATTATGATGATGTTAAGTGTAGAAGAGATGTTGGATTTATTGTAAATGGTGTAGCAGAAGATTTAAGATATGGAATCGTATCTCAATCAGTAGTAAACGCTAAGTTCTACTATCAATTCCCATCTGAAGCTAATGGAACTGGTTCTCAAGCTCAACAAACTATTGATGGTATCAATTACGCATCACAATTAACTGAACAAATCGTTAAAGGTGTAACATTTGATTTCCCATCAGCTCAAATATCAGCATCAGTTGAATTAATTAGAAATAATAGAGAGTTTATTCAATCTGAATCAATTTCTTACCTAAGTTCTTCTTGGGAAGGGTTTGATTATGTAGAAGCAACTTGTATGAGAGATGTTGGACATATTTTAGATGCAGTATCTACTGATTTACTTTATGGTGGTAACCAAAGAAGTAAGATTGCAGGAGAATACTACTACAAATATCCTTCATCAGCAACATCAACTCAATTAGAACCAACTACAACGGGTATTAAGTACGCGGGTGATGTGGCAAGTAAATTAGTACAAAACGAAATATTCGTAACGGCATCGGCTGAGAGATTAGCTGGAAATAAAGTTCTTTTAGATAATAAAGAATTTATTCAGAATGAAGTAATCGCTTACATCTCATCTTCTTGGAGTACATTTGATTACAATGAAGATAAATGTAAGAGAGATACTGGATATATCTTAAATGGTGTAGCAACGGATTTCTTATATGGTGGAAATGAAAGAGGTAGAGTAAATGGTGAGTACTATTACTTATACCCATCAGATGCAACTGTTAATTACCAAACTAATCCAAACGGACAATTAAATCAAACAATTGATGGAATTAACTACTCTGCTAGATTGGCTGAAAAAGTATTAGAAAATACAATATTCGTTTCACCAACATCTGAAGTATCTGCATCGGCTGAATTACTAAGAAACAATAGAAGTTTCGTACAAAATGAAACTATCGAATTTATATCATCTTCTTGGAGTAATGTAACTTACAACGAAGATAAATGTAGAAGAGATACTGGATATATAATTGATGCAGCTGTAACTGATTTAGTTTACGGTGGAAATGAAAGAAGTAGAGTAGCTGGATTATACTATTGGAGATACCCATCAAGAGCAACTAAGGGTGGTACTCCATCAGAAGCTAATCAGTTAGACCCAACAATTGATGGAATTAGATTTGCTAATGGAACTTCACAAAATGTAGTTCAAAACTTAGAATACATAAATCCATCAGCTGAAATTAAAAATGGTGTTCAGTTATTAAGAGATAACACAACATTTATACAAAAAGAAACAATCGCTTATCTAAGTTCGTCTTGGAGTGAGTTTGAATACAACGAAGTTAGTTGTAGTAGAGATTTAGGATACATCATAGATGCAGTAGCAACTGATTTAACATATGGTGGTAATGCTAGAGCAGTACAAGCAGGTACATTCTACTACTATATTCCTTCAATCGCAACTACGGAACAAAAACCACAAACAACTGATGGTATTGATTTCTCAAAAGGGTTGGCTGAAAAGATAATCAAACAACAACAATTAGTATTCCCATTCTTATTAAATAAAAATGGAGCTAATGCACTTAGAGCGGAGAAAAAAGTATTACAAGGTAAGGCAATATCGTACACAAATGCGGCATTCCCTACTTTTGATTACAATGAAGAAAAATGTTATAGAGATACTGGATTTATTTTAGATGCTATCGCAACTGATATCATCTATGGTGGTAATGAGAGAAGTATCAGAGCGGCTGAATCGTATTACAATGGAGTGTATGGAAGTGCAGCTGTTGTTATTAACGAACAAAAGAAAGAAACTGCAGAAACTAATAGATATTTAAGAACTCAATTCCAATTCGCTGCTAGACAAGCGCCTGTTGAAGAGTTTGGTTCTTTAATTATTACAACTGGACATGATTTCTCTTACGCTGGTGCTGGTGTAACTTATAAAGCATTACCTCCTAACCAAGGTGGTGATGGTGTACCTGATCCTGATAAGGAAATTACTGAAATTGGTGGAGGTAGAGTATTCTTTACTTCTGGTAACGAACTTGGTGACTTTAGAATTGGTGGAGGTCTTGTTATTAAACAAGCTTCTGGTACATTAGAGGGTAGAACATTCTCTAAATCGTTATTCTCACTTGTAACACCATTCTCATTAGCACTGCAGGATTAATAAAAAAAAGTGAATAAAAATAAAAGAAATATTTATATAGGATATGGCAGAAGAATTAATACCACTAAACGCATTTAAATCCGTACTTACCACTTTGACAGGTGATGATGATGTAGTATATTCAGCTCCAAAAGGAGTTTCTACTATTTTATTATCTGCTCAAATAACGAATACTGGAACTACAGATGAACCCGTTACTATTAGTATAACAAGTAATAGGGATTTGCCAGTTCCACAAGTAGATTCAATAAGTAATTCGGGTAGTTTTTTAAGCGCATCCGCACTTATAGCTAAAAATCAAACATTTTTAGAAAAAGAATCAGCGGCATACACAAATTTTCAAAACAATTTAACACAAATTCCATTTAGTTTTACATCTTCTTTCTTTGAAGGATATGTTAGAACTGCTGTGGATGGTGTTGAGGCGGATTTAATCGAAGGAGGAACACTTCAGAGTAAAAAAGCAGCTCTTTCTTATTATAATAAGAACGGAGAAATCTTAATACCTAATGATTATTATACAGCATCTTATCAATCGATAGATTACGCTAATTTATTAGTACAACAAATACTTATTAATGAATCTGTAACGGGTTCAATTGATATACCTAGATTATATCAAGATAGTGTTACACAATCTTTTGATAATACATTAATAGCAGAATCAGGTTCAATCAGTGCTTCAGTTAATTTGTTTGATGCAATATCTGATACCATATCAAATCCAACGAGAGTTGAACAAGAACCCGTTGATTTAATTACAAATGTAACGATACCTGCTGGAGATTCATTATCACCGATTGTGGCGGGTAAATTAGTATTAGAACAACAATTTTCACTAATTGTATCAGGTTCTACCGATTTAACGGTAATTCTATCGATACTTGAAAGTGCAAACGAATAATTATATATTAAGAACACAAATAAATGAGCCAATTATTAAGCGGAAAGGTTAAAGTAATAAGGCCCTCCGATGTATCGGAGAATAGATATGAATATCTAAGGCTGAATGAGGCTGAACCAAACTTAGGTGTACCTGAGAGTGGTTCACTTTCTTCTGGTTCTATTGCTCTTGTTGCTTCTGATGCTGATGGTAATCGTTTATTTGTTACAACACTTCAATTAGAGCAAGTTACTGGTTCATTTAGTGGTTCATTTAGTGGAGATGGTTCTGAATTAAATAACCTTCCAGAAGCAGTAAGATTATTATCAGGTTCTGCATCAGCATCAATTTCACCAAATACTGGATTCTTAGTAAATGTATCATCATCATTTGATGGTGATGTAGATGTAGATGGTGATGTAAGAGTTACTGGTGATTTAATTGTTGATAATCGTATTGTAGCTAGAGAATTAATTGTAGAAATTATTTCCTCTTCAGTTATTTTTTCATCTGGTTCAAATATCTTTGGTGATGAACTTACTGATAAGCAAGAATTTACAGGTTCAGTTGGAATTACTGGTTCATTAGAAATAAATGGTGATACAAATGTTACTGGAGGATTTAGTGTAGAAGGAACATCATCTTTATCAGATACTATAATAGTAGGAATAACTGAATTAAGTGGTTCTACATTCGCAAGTGGAACTATTGAATTAAATAGTGGTTCATTCTTTAGTGGTAGTGGTGAGGGATTATTTAACATTCCAAAATCAGCACTAGCACCTGATGCATTAGTTACTCCAATCATAGCAACTGGTTCAGTAAGTGCATCTGTTGATGATTCTGGATTCTTTAGAGTATTTGGTAGTAGTTCAGTAACAACTGAATTAAGTGGTTCACTTTTAGTTAGTGGAAATATAGAATTAAATAGTGGTTCTTCATTTAGTGGTAGTGGTGAAAATCTTTTTAACATTCCAAGAACTGCACTTACCGATGATGCATTTGATTCATCAAGAATCGTAACAGGTTCAGTAACCGCATCTTTAGACCCATCTGGAGTTTTTAAGGTAGAATCAACTGGTTCAGTAAAATCTGAATTTAGTGGTTCAATATTTGTAAGTGGAGCAGTTCAACTTAATAGTGGTAGTATATTTAGTGGTAGTGGTGCTAATCTTTTCGATATTCCTCGTTCAGCACTTACCGAAGATGCATTAGAAACGAATTTAATTATTAGTGGTTCAGTAACTGCTTCCGTATCACCTGATACTGGTTTTGTAGTAAACTCATTAGATAGTGGTTCTACATTTACAGGTTCAATATTTTTAAGTAGTGGTTCATTTATTTCTGGTAGTGGTGAAAAATTATTTAATGTACCATTAGCAGCACTTTCAGATGATGCTCAAGACGCTGTTGAAGCAGTTCTTGCTTTTGAAGCTGGTTTATTAGCAACTGGTAGTGTAACTGCATCGGTTTCTGATGCTGATGGATTTGTTGTAAAATCCGAAGCTAGTGGTTCAACATTTAGTGGTAGTTTAAGATTAAGTAGTGGTAGTATATTTAGTGGTAGTGGTGCAGAGTTATTTGATATACCAAAATCAGCACTTACTGAAGATGCACTTATTACAAATAATATTAGAAGTGGTTCAGTAACCGCATCAGTTTCTCCAAACTTTGGATTAGTTGTAGAATCAGAATTAAGTGGTTCTACTTTTACAGGTTCTGTATTTTTAAGTAGTGGTTCATTCTTTAGTGGTAGTGGTGAACAATTATTCAATATACCAAGAACTGCATTAACGGATGATGCACTTATTTCGAACTTAATATCTACTGGTTCAGTAACCGCATCGGTTTCAACTGATGGTTTCTTTAGAGTACAATCAACGGCTTCAGTAACAACTGAATTAAGTGGTTCGGTATTTGTTAGTGGTGCAGTTCAATTAAATAGTGGTTCAAAATATAGTGGTAGTGGTGAAGATTTATTTGATATACCATTCTCAGCACTTTCTAATGATGCACAAGAATCAATTGAAGCGTTAGTATCGAGAGAAGCAGTTTTTATTGGAACTGGTAGTGTAACTGCTTCAACTGATGATAATGTATTTAGAGTAACCTCAATAGATAGTGGTTCTATATTTAGTGGTAGTGTTCAATTAAGTAGTGGTAGTGTATTTAGTGGTAGTGGTGCGGAATTATTTGATATACCAAAATCTGCGTTAGTTGAAGATGCACTAATTTCTAATTTAATCACAACTGGTTCAGTAACCGCATCGGTTTTACCCGATGGTACATTTAAAGTATTCGGAACAGGTTCAGTAAAATCTGAATTTAGTGGTAGTGTTTCTATAACAGAAACATTAGATGTTCCAAAAATTATAGCTGATGAAATTACTGGTTCATTTAGTGGTTCATTTAGTGGTGATGGTTCGGATTTAAATAATATCCCTCAATCAGCACTTTCTGAAGATGCTGTTAGAATTGCTAGTGGTTCAGCAACCGCATCTATTTCACCTAACTTAGGATTTGTAGTAAATACATCAGCTTCTATACAAGGTGATTTAACAATTGATAATGATTTAACTGTTGTTGGTAGAATTACAGCTAACGAAATATTTACTGATTTTATTTCATCATCAATAATTTATTCTTCTGGTTCAAATATATTTGGTGATAATACTGGAAGTGATAAACAAACATTATTTGGTGATACTTCTATATTTGGTAATTTAACATCAAGTAAATTTATAAGTTCCAGTGGATTTGTTGGGGATGGTAGTGGATTATTTAATATTCCACAATCAGCACTTTCAGAGGATGCACCATTAATATCAAGTGGTTCAGTAACCGCATCAGTTTCTCCAAACTTTGGATTTGTAGTAAAATCTGTTGAAAGTGGTTCAATATTTAGTGGCTCTTTATTTGTAAGTGGAAATGTACAACTTGATGTTAGTTCATCATTTAGTGGTAGTGGTGCTAATTTATTTGATATTCCACAATCTGCACTTTCTGAAGATTCTCCAAGAATATCAAGTGGTTCAGCAACGGCATCTATTTCTCCAAACTTAGGGTTTGTTGTAAATACATCAGCATCTTTTGATGGTGATATTGATGTAAGTGGAACTGTATCTGCATCTATTTTTAGTGGTAGTGGTGAATCTTTATTTAATATACCTCGTTCAGCAATTACAGATGAAGCATTTAGAATTGTAAGTGGTTCAGTAACTGCATCGGTTCATCCGACTAGAGGATTTGAAGTAAACTCAACTGGTAGATTTGAAGATGATGTAACTATTAGTGGTAGTGTATTTATTTCATCATCAAATCAAATAAAAGATAATTTAACAAAAATAGTTACTGTTGGTTCAACTGATGATGGTAACAAATATTTTATAGATGGACAAATACATCCAGATTTATATTTAGTAAGTGGTAGTACATATACATTTGACCAATCAGATACATCAAATGAAACTCACCCATTAAAATTTTCTACAACATTAAATGGTATTCATTCTTCTGGAACTGAATATACTTCAAGTGTAACTACTGGTAGTATTGATGCTGGAAGTGCAGGTTCTCAAGTTAGTATATTAATAACATCAGAAACACCAACTCAACTTTACTACTATTGTTTGAATCATGGTGGTATGGCTGGGTCAGCTGTTATTAATGTTGTTAATGAATTCCCATACTTAGATTCACGAATTGAAGATAATCTAAGAATAGATGGAACATTAAATGTAACGGAATCAATTACTACTCCAAAGATTATAGCTGATGAATTTAGTGGTTCGTTTAGTGGTAGTGGTAGAGATTTATTTGATATTCCATTATCGGCACTTTCCGAAGATGTAATTCAACGAAGTTTTATAGCTAGTGGTTCTTTTACCGCATCAATTGCACCTGATGAGGGATTTGTAGTAAATACATCTTCATCTCTTCAAGGTGATGTTGATATATTAGGTGATACTACTATAACTGGTTCTTTAGTAGTTTCATCATCTATTTTATTAGAAAATATACCAACAAGTCGTTCAGTAATAATATCAGAAAGTAGGTACTTTATAGATGGTGTTGGTAAAGCAACATTTAAAACTATTAAAGATAACCCTTATTATTTTGATTTATCAGATAGTTCTAATGCTGGATTTGATTTCAAAATTTCAGAAAATTTAGATGGTACAAATTCTGACAGTGGTTCTCAATACTTTATTAATGTAGTTAGTAGTAGTGTAAATCCTGGTGCTAATGGAGCTTTCTTAACGATTACCCCATCAGCTAGTGCACCATCACAATTATATTATTACGCAGCACAATCAGAATCATATGGTAATGTATTTAATGTATTAGGTACAACTCCAGAAGTAACAACTAACATTCTCAAAGGAGATGTAGATGTAACTGGTAGTTTTGATGTAAGTGAAAAAATAACAGCTAATAAAATAGAAGCTGATGAAATTAGTGGTTCATTCTCTGGTTCATTTGTAGGGGATGGTTCTCAATTAACAAATGTACAAGCTGATTTATCACCTGTAATTGCTAGTGGTTCTGCTACGGCATCGGTTGAGAGTGGAGAATCGTTTGTAGTAACGGCAATAAGTGGTTCAGAATTTAAATCATCTTTAGATGTAAGTGGTAGTGTATCAATAGGATTCTTAACTGGAAGTAAAAATTTATCAGTAACTGGTTCGGTTGATATTGCTGAATCTGTAAGTGCATCATTCTTTGTTGGTGATGGTTCTCAATTAACAAATGTACAAGCAGCAGCTGCTCCTCTTATCTCAAGTGGTTCTGCTACGGCATCGGTTGCTAGTGGTGATACATTTGTAGTAACTGCACCAACTGGTGGAGCAGTATTCACTGGTTCAATTGTAACATCTGGTTCAATAACTGTTGGTGGTGGTGGAGTATTTACTGGTGATGGTAGTGGTTTAACAAATATTGATATTGCTAATTTATCACTAAACGTAACTCAGTTATCAAGTGGTTCAGCAACTGCATCTTTATCGGAAACTGAATTTAAAGTATTTAACGAAACCTCATCAATTGCAGTAGATTCATCATTTAGTGGTTCAGTTATTATTTCTGAATCTTTAGATGTTGGTGGTATTATTACTGGTGATGGTAGTGGGATTACAAACATTGATATTGCTAACTTAGCAATTGATTCATCAAAAATATTTACTGGTTCGGTAACTGCATCAGTTGACCCATTAGGTTTCTTTAGAGTTGAAAACTTAGATTCAAATATAAACTCAGGTTCAGTTAAAGTAGAAATTAGTGGTTCTCTACATGTTTCTCAATCAATAACAGCATCTTTATATAAAGGTGATGGTGGTGGATTATTTAATATTCCATTAGATGCACTTGAAGATTTAGAATTAGATAGAATTGTATCTGGTGCTGCTGAAGCAAGAGTAGACCCTACTGCTGGTTTAATCGTAAATAAACCAATTAGTGGTACATTATTTACTGGTGATGGTGGGGGATTATTTAATATTCCTGCAGAAGCATTAGAAGATTTAGAATTAAATCTTATCATAAGTGGTGGTATTAGTGCATCGGTTGATAATATAGAAGGGTTTAGGGTATTTTCTCCAACAAGTGGTTCTACTTTTATTGGTAATATAGAAATACCATCTGGAAGTGGATTCTTTAGTGGTAGTGGTGAGGGATTATTTAATATTCCTGCTGATGCTATTGAAGGATTAGACCAAAGTAGAATACTTAGTGGTTCTGTAACCGCATCGGTTACTCCTGATGATGGATTCGTAGTTAGGTCAATAGATAGTGGTTCAACATTTTTCGGAGATGTAACCTTCCAAAACGATGTAAGTGCATCTAAGATAACTGTAACGGATGAAATATTCTCACCAAGAATTACATCATCATTCGTAGGTTCATACCAAGGTGAAAATGTTGGTATAGATGTACCTGATGATTTAGATATTTTAGTATTTGATGCAGATGCAAACAAATTTAGACCTGTAACACAATTTGGTGATACTGCTGTATTCCCATTCTCAGATGTAACTCAGGTAACATTCCAACACAATTTCGCTATTGATTATCCAGTAGTTCAAATTTATGAAACTGGTTCAAATGGACAGATTATTCCACAAGCAATAGAATCAATCGATAGTTCATCGGTTAGAGTAACATTTAGTGGATTGACAAGTGGACAAGCAGTAATTGGTACTGGTGGTAGATTAGCAGGATTTGTACAAGGTAGTGATGTAGTAGGTTCAGTATTATCAGCATCATATGCTAGAAACGCTGATTTAGCTCAAACTGCATCAAACTTATTTGGATTCGATTCGGCATCTCTTGCTGAGATTGCTAATTTAGATAACTATATACAAAATGACCAAACGGCTTCAATGACTGTACTTTCAGCATCATATGCTGAAACTGCTTCATTCGCCGTAAACGCTGGTGATTTTAATACTGATAACTTTGTAAGAACTGACCAAACGGCATCGATGACTGTACTTTCAGCATCATACGCTCTTTCAGCATCTTATGCTATAAACGCTGTATCTGCTGAAGATTATGTAAGAAATGACCAAACGGCATCGATGACTGTACTTTCAGCATCTTATGCAGCAACTGCTTCATTCGCTTTAAATGCTGGTGATTTCTTAGGAGAAAATTTCTTACCAAATACTGGTACTGGTTCATTTGTTGGAAGATTTGAAGTAAGTGGTAGTTTAGTATCATCTGGTAGTACACAATTTGTAGGATTACAAACTGGTAGTTCAGATACAGTTTTAGTTATTGATGAATCAACTGGAAAAGTTTTCAAAAGAGATGTAACTGCTGTAAGTGGTACATCTGGTACTGGTGGTACATCGGGTTCTTCTGGTAGTAGTGGTACTACTGGAACGGCTGGTTCATCTGGTTCAAGTGGAACTTCTGGAACTGCTGGTACAAGTGGTAGTAGTGGAACTGCTGGAACAAGTGGTACTGCTGGTACTTCTGGTTCAAGTGGAACAGGTGGTAGTAGTGGGACAAGTGGTAGTAGTGGAACCGCTGGAACAAGTGGTAGTAGTGGAACTTCAGGTTCATCTGGTACTTCTGGTTCAAGTGGAAGTAGTGGTACTTCTGGTTCATCGGGTACTTCTGGAACAAGTGGAACGAGTGGTAGTAGTGGAACTTCAGGAACGTCTGGAACATCTGGTTCTTCCGGCTCAAGTGGTTCTTCTGGAAGTAGTGGTACATCTGGTACTGCTGGTACATCAGGTTCAACTGGTACATCTGGAACATCAGGTTCGTCTGGAACGAGTGGTACATCTGGTACTGCTGGTAGAGAAGGTGGAGCTTTGTTCATTGTTAGAACACCAGGTGGAAACAATTATACAATAGATGGATATAGTGGAAACCAACCATCATTAACTCTTGTAAGGGGTGAATTATATTACTTTGATGTTTCAAATGTAAGTTCATCACATCCATTTGCATTAAGATTAGAATCTGGTGATAATACAACTGTGCCTGGTACAACAAATAATGATGCAGGAGCTGGAGTTCATAGTACTTCTACTTTAATAGAATATAGAGTTCCTGAAAATGCTCCTAATAACATATATTACCAATGTAGTGTTCATGGTTCAATGCTTGGAACAATAAACATTGTTGATAAATACGGAACATCAGGTACATCTGGTTCAAGTGGAACTTCAGGCTCATCTGGTACGGGAGGTTCTTCTGGAACATCAGGTTCATCTGGTTCAAGTGGTATAAGTGGAAGTAGTGGAACTTCGGGTACATCTGGTTCAAGCGGAAGTAGTGGTAGTGGAGGTACATCCGGTTCATCGGGTTCATCTGGTTCAAGTGGAAGTAGTGGTACAAGCGGAACAAGTGGAAGTTCTGGTACAAGTGGTACAAGCGGAAGTTCTGGTTCAAGTGGTTCTTCTGGAAGTAGTGGAACAAGCGGAAGTAGTGGAAGTAGTGGTACGAGTGGACAAGAAGGTTCTTCAGGTTCAGCTGGTACTTCTGGTTCATCGGGTACTTCTGGTTCTTCTGGTTCGACAGGTACTAATGGTACATCAGGTACTTCTGGAACAAGTGGAACAAGTGGAGCAGAAGGTTCATCAGGTTCGGCTGGTACATCTGGAACTTCAGGTACAAACGGAACATCAGGTTCATCTGGAACAAGTGGAAGTAGTGGTACAAGTGGTACTTCTGGAACAAGCGGAACAACTGGAACTTCTGGAACAAGTGGAACGTCTGGTAGTGGAGGTTCAGCAGGTACATCGGGTACATCTGGAACTTCTGGAACAACTGGTTCTGAAGGAACTTCTGGTACATCTGGAACGAGTGGTAGTAGTGGAACAAGTGGTTCTGATGGAACGAGTGGTAGTAGTGGAACTTCTGGTACATCTGGAACGAGTGGTAGTAGTGGGACAAGTGGTTCAGCAGGTACATCGGGTACATCTGGTTCTAATGGAACAAGTGGTTCAGCTGGTACTTCTGGTACAACTGGTACATCAGGTACATCAGCTGAGGGAAGTAGTGGAACGGCTGGTACTTCTGGAACAAGCGGAACAACTGGAACTTCAGGTTCAGCAGGAACAAGTGGTACATCTGCTGAAGGAAGTAGTGGTACATCAGGTACATCTGGAACAAGTGGAAGTAGTGGTACAAGCGGAACAAGTGGAACATCAGGTTCTTCTGGTACATCCGCAGAGGGAAGTAGTGGAACAAGTGGAACTTCTGGAACAACTGGAACAAGCGGAACAACTGGAACAAGTGGTAGTTCTGGTACATCAGCTGAAGGGAGTAGTGGAACATCAGGTACATCAGGTACAAATGGTACTAGCGGAAGTAGTGGGACAAGTGGTTCGGCAGGTTCGTCTGGTACAAGTGGAACTTCAGGTTCTTCTGGTGTAGATGGAACATTCTTCGGTTCATCTGGTTCAAGTGGAACCGCAGGTTCATCGGGTACTTCTGGATTAGGAAGTGATGGTACATCTGGAACAACTGGATTAGATGGAACGTTCTTTGGAAGTAGTGGTACTTCTGGAACATCTGGAACCAGCGGTAGTAGTGGCTCATCTGGTACTGCTGGCTCTTCAGGTACAACTGGTACATCGGGTATTGATGGAGAAAATGGAGCTAATGGTACAAATGGTACTTCGGGTTCATCTGGACAAGATGGAACTAACTTTGGTACTGCTGGAACTTCTGGAACGAGTGGTACAACTGGAACATCAGGTTCTTCTGGTACAACTGGAACTTCAGGTTCTTCTGGTTTAGATGGAACTAATTTTGGTACGGCTGGTACTTCTGGTACGAGTGGAGCAGGTACATCTGGTACAAGCGGTGAGAGTGGTAGTAGTGGGACAAGTGGTACAACTGGTACATCAGGTGTTGATGGAACATTCTTCGGTTCATCAGGTACGGCTGGTACTTCTGGTACTTCTGGTGCTGGAACATCAGGTAGTAGTGGGGTAAGTGGAACGAGTGGAACAAGCGGACAAGATGGAACATTCTTTGGTTCAGCTGGTTCATCTGGAACAACTGGTACTGGTGGTTCATCTGGCTCATCTGGTACTTCATCAACTGCTGGTACATCGGGTACAACTGGTACTTCAGGTTCTTCTGGACAAGATGGAACATTCTTTGGAAGTAGTGGTACACATGGTACTTCGGGAACTTCAGGTTCAACAGGTACCGCTGGTACTGCTGGTACTGGAGGTTCATCAGGTACTTCTGGAACAACTGGTACAAGTGGTATTGATGGAACTTTCTTTGGTTCATCTGGTTCTTCTGGTACGCGTGGTACGAGTGGAGAAAGTGGAACATCTGGTGTAAGTGGAACTGCTGGTTCATCAGGTACTTCTGGACAAGATGGTACTTTATTCGGAAGTAGTGGTTCAAGCGGTACAAGTGGAATAAGTGGTTCTTCTGGTACGAGTGGAGAAAGTGGTTCAGCTGGAACATCAGGTACTTCTGGACAAGATGGTACTTTATTTGGAAGTAGTGGTAGTAGTGGTACGAGAGGTACTGCGGGTTCATCGGGTTCGTCTGGTACTGCATCAACGGCTGGTTCATCTGGAACGGCTGGTACATCTGGTACAAGTGGTTTAGATGGTACTTTATTCGGAAGTAGTGGTAGTAGTGGAACAGGTGGAACTTCTGGTTCTTCGGGTACATCGGGTATAACTGGAGAGGGTGGTTCATCAGGTTCGTCTGGTACTGCTGGTACATCTGGTTTAGATGGTACTTTATTTGGAAGTAGTGGTACGAGTGGTACAAGTGGAACTTCTGGTTCATCAGGTGAAACTGGTTCTTCGGGCTCATCTGGTACATCTGGTTCAAGTGGATTATTAAATGTAGATAATGATGCAGAAGATAGAGTTGTTACTATGGAAGGTGATGGAACTGCAAATGCAGAAGCTAATTTAACATTCAATGGTAATTTATTAGATGTAACTGGTGATTTAGATGTAAGTGATGCTACATTCTCTACAAGATTCCACGAAAACTACTACGATATAGGTAATTCAAGTGGAACAACAAATATAGATTTAACTGAAGGTAACAACTTTAGAATCAATAGAACTGGTAGTATAACAATTTCTCTTTCAAACGCACCAACAGGCCCTCGTGCAATTGGATTTACATTGGTGTTGGAAGATGGAAGTGGTGGTACTGCAACTGTAAGTTGGCCTGGTATAATACAATGGGCTAATGGAGCAGCACCAACACTAACAGCAAATGGAAAAGATATATTAGTATTCTATACTTATGATGGGGGGAGTACATATTATGGATTCCTAAGTGCAAACAATGTAAGTTAATGAATAGTTATGAGTATAGCAAGACGTTTAATTTCAATAGAAGCAGGACAAGTGAGACCTTTTAAATTTACAATACAAACTGGAGGAGCAAATACACAATTTGAGTTGCCCCTAACTTCACCTGGTGGAAAACAACCTAATATAGTTGTTGACTGGGGTGATAGTAGTGGTACAACTACAATATTACAAACTCTTGATTCTGGTAGATTCCATACATATTCAACTGCTGGTACTTATCAAATTATAATTAGTGGATATTGTCCAGGTTTTAATGTGAATAACAATTCATCATATAAAGGATTATATCGTTCAGTTGATGATTGGGGAGGTATTGATTTTGAACAAATTGACTTTTTTGGATGTATTAATTTAACAACAATCCCATCAGATGTTTCTAATAATGCAACCTTAAACGAAGGATTAAATACTGTACTTAGATTTAACTCTACATTTAGACAAACTGGAATAACAATAATTCCAAATGGTTTATTTGATTTTTCATCAAATGTTACTTCTTTTGTTAATACATTCGTATTTTGTACTGGAATTTCATCGATACCAAGTGGATTATTTGATAATAATACAAATGTAACATCTTTTTCTGGTACATTCAATGCATGTTTAACTTTAACATCAATACCAAGTGGATTATTTGATAACAATACACAAGTTGTAAACTTTGAATCAGTATTTAGGAATTGTAGGTCAATAACCGCAATTCCATCAAACTTTTTTAGTAACAACCAATCGGTTACAACATTCTCTAATGCATTTAATATGGCAACAACAGCTAACTCATTAGGTGGAGCAACTCCAACTGATACACCAAGTGGTGATGAAATTTTTGAAAGAACTCCAACACCTATTGGTACTGATTGTTTTGCATTTTGTAGTGGTTTAACTAATTTTGGTTCGATACCAGCAACATTTAAATAAAATATTATGTATCTAAAAGTATCAGGTTCAACTATAACATATCCATATTCGGTTCAAAATTTAAAAATTGATAATCAGAATACAAGTTTTCCAACAATTATCACAGATAGTTTATTGGAAACTTTTGGTGTATATAATGTTGAATTAAAAGATAGTGGTTATGACGATGATTACACTAAAGATGTAGTAGAAGTAACTCCAACTTTATCTGGTTCAGTATATGTACAAACATATGAAATATCAGATGCAGATGAAGCTACAATAAATACAAGAAAAGAAATAAAGTGGTCTGATATAAGAGATAGTAGAAATACATTATTGAGTAATTCTGATTGGACTCAATTTCAAGATTCACCAATCACAGGTTCTCAACTAACTGATTGGCAAAATTATAGACAATCTTTAAGAGATGTAACAACACAATCAGACCCTTATAATATTGTATGGCCTACAAAGCCATCTTAAAAGGTAAAAGATATTTATTTGATATTTATATCAAAGAAAACGATAATTATCAATGAGAATAGACCAACCTAGTTTTTCCGGTTCGATTACACAAGCTCCTTCGGCATACGCTGATTTGAGTGGTTCATTCACTGGTTCATTTACAGGTTCACTTAGTGGTTCATTTATTGGTGATATTACAGTTGAGCAGGCTGAATTTAGTAATTTAACTGTAAAACAAACATTAAACGTTGGTACGGAAAATACTGATGGTGGTGTAAATATTATTAATAGTGGTTCAGTTCAAGTAAGTGGTTCAATAAATGTAACAAATGGAAACGCATTTACAGTTGAAGGTGTAGATGTATTAGATTCTGCGTTGGCATTTTCAATAGCATTAGGATAAAGATATGGCAAATGTATTTAAAAATAGTATAAAAGGACCTGCAGGAACAGGTGGATTGAGTGTTTATACAACACCAGCTGCAACATCAACAACTGTGATTGGTGTAAATGTAGCAAATATTGTATCTCAAAACATTTATGTAGATGTACAAATAACCGATAATTCTGCTAGTGTTACTAAATATTTAGTAAAAGGAGCAGTTATCCCAAATGGTTCATCGGCAGTTTTAGTTGGTGGTGACCAAAAAGTAGTTTTAGAGGCAAACGATTCAATAACAGTGACATCTAATGTTAATAGTTCGGCAGATGTTATTTTATCAGTATTAGAGATATCATAAATAGAGGTTAATGGAATACGGAGGAAAGAACCCAAACGGAATCAATCAGGTCAGTCAAAGTTTACTTTCGATTGATGTTCAAGGTGTAGAACAAGCAACTATATCTACATCTTCGGTTGATATCAATACGTCTTTAAATGTAGATAATAGTGTAACTGCATCTTCTTTTAGTGGTTCTTTCAGAGGAGATGGTTCAGAATTAAATAATATACCAACATCAGCTCTTACTGGTGATATAGCAAGAATAGCAGAAGGTTCAGCAACCGCATCAGTTGAAAGTGGAACTACATTTGATGTAACTGGTAATACTACAATAACAGGTTCATTAAATATAAGTTCAAATGTATCAGCATCAAGATATGATGGTGATGGTAGTGGTTTATATAATGTACCAGCATCAGCATTAGGTGATATCGATAGATTAAAATCAGGTTCAGCAGAAGCTGTAATTTCTGAAAATAAAGGTTTAAGAATAAACACAGGTACTACAATTGATAAATTTTTAATTGTAACTGGTAGTGGTATTTTTAAGAATAATGCACAAATAGATAACGATTTAACAATCGGAAACGATTTATCAGTAGGTGGAACAATAACATCAACTGAATTAATAACAACATTTATTTCATCATCAGTAATTTACGCATCGGGTTCGAATGTGTTTGGTGATGAAAGTACTGATTCACATCAATTTACAGGTTCAGTATTAATTAAAGATTCGGTAGTAATTCCAGTCTTTAGTTCAGAACCATCTGGTGGTGTAGTTGGACAATTATATTATAACTCAACTGATACTAACATATTTAGATACACAGGTTCAGAATGGGAACCAGCAGCTGGTACTGCTGGAACATCTGGAACATCTGGAACGTCTGGTACATCTGGAACATCTGGAACTTCTGGAACTTCTGGAACAAGTGGTACATCTGGTTCATCTGGGATAGATGGTACTGATGGTACTTCTGGTAGTAGCGGTTCAAGTGGAAGTAGTGGAACTTCAGGTACATCTGGAACATCTGGCACATCTGGTTCTTCTGGTTCTTCTGGTTCATCGGGTTCTTCTGGCTCATCGGGTTCATCTGGAACCGATGGTACTGCAGGAAGTGGAGGTACAAGTGGAAGTTCTGGTTCATCTGGTTCAAGTGGAACAAGTGCAACAAGTGGCTCATCTGGAAGTAGTGGTTCATCTGGAAGTAGTGGTTCATCTGGAAGTAGTGGTTCATCTGGTTCTTCTGGTGCAGATGGAGTTGATGGTGTAGATGGTGTAGATGGTGAAGATGGAACAAGTGGTTCGTCTGGGATAAGTGGAACATCTGGTTCAAGTGGTTCATCTGGAAGTAGTGGTTCTTCAGGTTCATCTGGTTCTTCAGGTGTTGGTGGAGCTCAAGGTACATCTGGTTCATCTGGTTCTTCAGGTTCATCTGGTTCAAGTGGTTCATCTGGTATAGATGGTACTGATGGTGAAGATGGAACAAGTGGAAGTAGTGGAAGTAGTGGTTCTTCGGGTACATCTGGAACATCTGGTTCTTCTGGTTTAACTGGAGCTGGTGGTGGTGATGGTACTCCAGGTACTGCTGGTAGTGGAGGAACATCAGGTTCTTCTGGCTCATCAGGTTCATCTGGGAGTAGTGGAACAAGTGGAACAAGCGGAACAAGTGGAACAAGTGGTTCGAGTGGAGTTGATGGAGCAGCTGGTGTAGTAGGTTCTGATGGTACAAGTGGAAGTAGTGGTTCTTCAGGTTCTTCTGGAAGTAGTGGTAGTTCTGGTTCTAGTGGTAGTTCTGGTTCAAGTGGTTCAAGTGGAACATCTGGAACAAGTGGTGTTTCTGGAGCTGAAGGTTCTTCAGGTTCTTCTGGAAGTAGTGGTAGTTCTGGTTCAAGTGGCTCAAGTGGTTCTTCTGGTTCATCGGGTTCATCGGGTTCTTCTGGAACAAGTGGTACATCTGGAACAAGTGGTACATCTGGAACGTCTGGTACATCTGGAACTTCTGGAACTTCTGGAGAAAGTGGTACAGATGGATTATTAGCATTAACAGGTAATACTGATAATGGTGTAATCACACTTAATGGTTCAGCACCAAACGGAACTGTTGAAAGTAATCTTACTTTTGATGGTACAACATTAAACATAACAGGTAATCTGAATGTAACAGGTACTCAAACAATTGTGAATACCGAAACTATTCAGTTAGCAGATAATATTATAACTCTTAATTCAAACTTTACAA